CGCCACCCGATGAACCACCATCACCGCCAGTTGATGCTGTAGCACCAAAACCTCCACCAGTAGCGGTCAGTGTTGATAAACCCGTTCCAGCAATAGAACTATCTGAACCTGCGCCTGCTGCAGCACCACCAGCACCAACAGTTACCGTGTAAGTAACGCCTTTAGTGATTGACATTGGAGTTTCGGCTGCACCTCCACCACCAGTTGTTTCACCAGATACAGCGTTGCGATAACCACCAGCACCACCACCACCACCGTTTGATGTTGCGACAACGCCAGCACCACCGCCACCACCGCCAGCAATTAAAAGATACTCAACCGTTGTAGGTATTGCTGCACCGCCACCGCTAAAAAAAATAGCAGCACTAGCACTAGTAAAATAAAGCGTGCCACCCCCCCATTGTGCCAACGCTAAAGAGCCAGCGGTTGTAACCGTTGCTGTACCAGCAGTAATTGTGCAAGTACCAGCACCAATGTTCTGAATGAACAAGGTATCGCCAGCATCAAACAAACTTGTGTTCACTGTGATCGTTGTTGCACCTGCGTTGCTCATCACGATCCGTGTTCCCTTATCGGCTGCAACAAGCGTATAGTTTGCTGTTTTGTTGCTCACGGTCTGGTTGTAATCGTTAGCCTGCAACGCATTGACTTGTGCTGCTGTGAGAACTTGTCCTGAAGTGAAAGTTTGTTTCGCCATAGTGCCTCCTAGTGTAACACTCTAAGTGAGAGCGTTCGTTGAGTCCATCACACCAAAGGTTGCGTCATCCAGTGTGAATGGATAAACCAGATCAGCAACAGCAAGCCCGAACTCAACCGTGTGAGAACTAGGGCTGATCACATGGCGAATGTTCTCAATGCTGTACTCCTTAGTCACGCTTGCAGGTGTTCCCGTTGGGTAGGTGCGTGTGATGCTCACAACATCAGCGATCTCAAGCCCTGTCAAATCAGCCTGCTTCACAGAGTTCAACGGATTGTAAATCGTCTGCAATTTGTCAAACCTGTATTCGGGTAACTTGTACCTATCCAGCAGATCGGTTGCCAGAGTCAAGGCTGCAGCATCATCAACCAGCAACAACCCGGACAGGTTCAAAGTTGAAATGCCGTATTCCGTTTGTGAGGCAATATCATTCACCGTCTGATCCGTGCCACCTTCAACAGAACACACCACCTTGTTATACAAGAACTCTTGACCGTACATAACCGACAGGCTGGTGTAAGGGATGTTTGAGCCAGCATCAGAGAAGTATGCGCTGATCGTTGCAAATGAGGCTGCAATGCGATCCGTAAAAGTTAGATCACCGTTGGCTGCAACAAAGAAATATCCCTGTTCACTAGTAGCAACCTCTTGCAGATAGGTCAGGATGTTTGTGTTTGCACCGATCTCAAATGTTGCACCACCACCCAAAGTCGCTGAACCAGTGTCAATGTCTCTGGTCGCAGGGTAACTCACTTCAGGAAGGTCAAGGATTGTGGAAACCCGTGTTCCGGACAACTCTTGTGTTGGTGTCAATGGGTTCTCTGTGAATGTGTTTGCCAACAGCACAAAGTCATCTGATGCTGTGATGGTCACATAACTGTTCTCACTAGTTGCGTTCGGTCTGTTCGGCTCATACGAAACATCAATATCTGTGATGCGCCCCGTGAACAATGCAACACCATCAGAAACGACTGTTACCTTTCTGCGTGGTGCAATACCAGAAACACCAAGTGTGCTGTTCCAGTAAGGTGAACTCTCATTGATTGGGTCAAACCTGCGATCACGATTCAACAAACGCACACTGCAAGTACCAGCGTTAAAGTTTTGCAACTGATCAGAACGACCCCGTGAAATAGAAACCTCTTGCGCATAAGGCGACACATCATCACCAATCAAAGTGCCATCAAGAAAATCCTCATCTAATACACCAAGCGCAGCGTCATCAAGCGTGAACGGGTTTACAGGAAACCCCAACTCCATGAAAATCTGTATGTTCTCACCCCATGCCATTGTGGTCATGTCATGCAACCTTCAGTGGTAACGCACCATTCCTGCGCTGATACCTAGTAAGCACATCAACAATCTCATCACCAAGTTTCGCTGGATCAGTACCCATACCAGCATTGATTGTGAGATTTACTGTTAGCCCAGATTCCAAACGATCCAAAGGAATGACTGCTTCAGGCTGTCCTGCCTCAGCCAACAAACCAAGTGTTGGTTGCGTCACAATTCCACCAGTTGCAAACGGCGTGAACCTGCGCATTGCCAACTCATCAGCCTGACCTTGAGTGAGAACGCCCCGTGCAACTGCACCCATTTCAGCAACACCACGACCAATGCTTGTTGTGGATGCGAATGGTGAACCATACTTTGCTTCTGCTGCAGCACCGCCTGCACCACCAACTCTTGCCTTGCGTGCTTTCTCCTCAGCCTCAATCAAACGCTCAACTGCTTCCGTCTGACGCTCAATGGCTTGAGTTACTGCATCCTCTGCATCTGCTTGCGCTTTCTTAGCGTCATTCAGTCTGTCCACCGCTTCTGTGTATGCGTCACTGCCTTCTTTCGCACCGTTAATAGCCTCATTCAAAAGTTGCTCTGCTTCAGCAAGCGCATCCGTTGCCTCAACCTGTGCATCTGTTGCATCCTTCACAGACAACTTGGATTCAGCCAAAGCAATCTCAGCCTCACGAATAGCCTGCGCAGACGATTCCGGATCAAGGCGAACAGCAGCCAACTCTTGTTCAGCCTTAGTAACAGCGAACACAGAAGTTTCCACATCATAACCAGCACGCTCAACAGCAGCCTGTGCCTTACGCAAAGCCAACTGGCGATCCTTCGCTTGCTTACTATCAGCACCATAACCAGCAACAACCTGATTGAAATACGCTTGCGCATCAGTCAGTTTTGTGGTTGCCTCAGCCAAACTTGTGCGTGACTTCATCAAAGATTTGTCAGCGTCACGGGCTGCTTTCTGGGCAGAACTCATACCCTTCAACGCATCAATATATTTCTGCAGTTTCTCTTGTGCAGTTTCAACCGCTTTGGCTGCACCACCTGCAGCACCACCGCCACCACCTGCACCACCACCAAGATTGTTGAACGCCTTGACAACCTTCTGCACTCCACCTTCTTTAGCAGCCATAGCACCAGCAACCTCAGCAACACTGCCGATCTTTTTGCGTGCGCCTTCAGCAGCAGAACCAATGCGCCCAAACTCAACCTGCCCAATATGCCCGATCTCTTTCAGCCCTGCACCAAAGAAGTTCGCAGCCTTGATCAACAGGTTGATTCCAGTGATGATTCCGTTGATGATCCGGATCCACACATTCAACCAGTTCTCAATCAAACCAATGATGAAGTTGATTACAGAGTTCACCACTTTGCGCACGACCTCAAACTTGAGATACAAGGCAACAAGGGCAACACCCAAAGTGATAACTGCTGCAACGATTATGCCAATAGGGTTGGAAAGCAAAGCAACATTAAACAAGTTCTGTGAAATAGTCGCAGCAATAGTGACCAGTTTCAACGCAACAAATGCTGCAGTCAAAGCAAGAATGGTGTTCCCAAACGCACCCATGTTGGTAGTCAGGCTCACAAAGTCACCAGCAAGCATCTTGATACCAGCACCCATACCCTTTTCGCCAATGACATCAGCAAGTTTGTTTAGATAAGGCACGACCTTCTGGATTACAAAGTTTGCAAACTTCTCAATGTATGGGATGAGGATTGCACCAAACTCCTCAGCCACATTGCCCATAGCAACACGCATACGGTCAAAGCCTGTTGCAGACGCAGCAGCCGTACCACCAACCTGCGATTCAACCTCAGCGAGAATCAGTTTCTGCGCACCCAACACATCACCAGAAGCAACCAGCGTTTTGATCTGTTCCTTCTGCTGCTCTGTGAAGTTAATACCTGCACGGCGCAAAGCAGTAATGCCCTTCTCCGGATCACTCAACGCCTTACCAAGTTGCATTGCTGCAGCATCAGCAGAACCAAACACATTCCCCAAATCCTGCGCCGTAATAACAGCACGATCAAAGATGTTGTTATTCTCACCAACCTGATTCTGCACCTGCTTAAAAGTGAGCAACAGGTTTGCAGATTTCTGAATTAACTCATCATCCACACCAATCTGCATGGAAAGAGTTTCGGAAAGTTTGCTGACCTGTGTTGCAGTTACACCTGCAGCCCCACCAGTAGC